TTTCAATAACTTTGGGATTTGTTTGTACTAATTTATGATTATAGTTTAATAAAGCTCGAGTGGCCTCAGGATCAAGCCCTGTACTTTCGGCCCAGGCGCACCAAGCATATACATCTTTGGGTATGCATTTGGAATCTGCTCCACGACGATTGGGATACACAAATGTCCACCACAAATTCATACGAGGATCATCTCCATACACAGCATCTCTAATGGTGTAATAATCTACACCTGCTAAAGCGCAGGCATCATATAATTCTTGGCACTGTACAACTTTGTAAAAGATGGCTCGATTTTCGCTGAACTTAATAATTTCGGCCTCTAGTCTGGTTACCTGCCGTATTTTTATATTGGCATTGTAGACTGTGGCATAACAATCAATCACTGTTCTACGGTCCGGAGGATCTCCTCCCAAGATCATAAAATTTCGACTGTCCATGCCCAGCAGGGGGTGGGCTGTAGTTTCACCTAGATATTCAGGTTGAACTACTATTTTTTTATTGTATTTTTTTGCCATGTCATCTGCAAACCCAGGTTGAGTTGCAGATCTAATTACAATAAAATCACAACCACAATTGGCAATGGCGTCTTCCACAGCCGAACAATCCAGTCCTGTACCGCCGGTCCATGGTGTTGGCACTGCCAAGAATGCTAGATCGCATTCATGCAGGGGTTGTTGATATTCGGGAATGAATTTATCGTAAATTTGTGCATCAGGAAATAACTTTTTTGTGGCTTGACCTATCCATCCGTAACCAATGATTCCAATTTTCATGAATATATTTATATACCAGTTAATTGGTCATGTTAATTTCTTTGTAGGCAATATTCAGTTAACATGCGTTCACGGTGCCATTCGTCACCTTGCGGTGTTGTAGCAAATTCTGTAAAGCAAGGTGCACCTAATGTGTAGTGTAGAAGTTTAGCGTCGGGGTTAGGGCCGTATTCGTCGGGCAACCAGTTCCATTCTTTTGGCAACTCCCCAATTCGATCATCATTGATCCAACTGAAACGATGGAGTTCTGCGCCTGTTGATCGTTCAATAAACTCTGGCGTGAGTCGTTGGTTGGGGTGGTTACTGCAATTCCATAGTATTACACTGGACCAATTCTTGCGTGGATAATCTTCGTTTTTTGCGCCAAGATATTTTTCTGTCATTCGGGTTTTGTAGTCATGTTTAACTACCATAACATCTTTATTGGATTCACGTAGATTCCATAATTTAACAATGTCATCACGTAGAATCATGTCGCCGTCAATAAAGATAGCCCATCCTGTATAACTCATTAGGTGTGGAACTAAAAAACGACTGTAGATAAACTGATTACTACCATCGGTGTGTGTTTCTGTATAATCTTTAAATAGATTTAAGGCTAATGGCATAATTGCCACCGGCTGGCTAGCATGACGGATAATACTGTTGGCGCATACGTGAAACGCAATAGCTTCGCGGGGATCGTAGCCAATAAAAATTGGAATTGGTGTCATATAGATATTTATCTACCCATATAATGATAAAAAATTACTGCTGAGCCATGCTCATTAAACTGTGGTCTAACCAAGGTAGCACCAGATCTTGTTGACGTAACTCGCCATGGGCGTATATGCTTCGGTCTGCACTATCCGGCAATAGCCCTAACTCGCTTAAGGTATACCAAGTTGTTTTTTTAGGGTCTTGCGGAGAAATATTACTTTTATATACAATTGCATGTAACCACGGATCGCGAGGATTCTTTAAGAAAAACCCATGTTTACAATCCCATCCTGCAACGGCCAGCATGTGAATAAGACTGACCATGGTGTAATGATAGTAACAACCACTTGGTTGGGTAACAGCCAGCTGGTTCCTATGTATACTTGTAGTTTGTGGCACTATCACAGCCAGCATACCACCATCGCTGGCAATATTCCACCAGTTACTTAGGGTTGCTATAGGATTAATAGCATATTGAAATGAGTCGTGCGACCATAAAATGTCAAATTTATTTTTTACAGGGGTATGTATGGTTCCTTCAAAGTCTGTTTTTTGATAGGTAATGTTTGGGTATTGTCGAGCGATTGATAACTGATCTAACACGTCAACTCCGGTACATTTAATATCAAGAGGTTGAGGATTATCGTCTCTAGTAGTTCTTGTAGCCCACCACTCAAGGTCTAGGCCGGTTCCGCAACCAAGGTCCACCATAGTAGCAATGCTTTCCATAAAATCATCATATTCATACAAGGCATTTAGAGTCTGCTGACTGTGAGCGTGACTTTGTTCTGAGTTGGCTAGCAAGCTCATACTGTAATATCTTCCATACCAGCTGTGCGTAGGCGAACAATATGCCCCATTTGCCATTGTTTACTATCAAGCCCTTTTAATATGCCCAACCAACGATTACGCAACAGGGCTACTTCGTTAATTATTGTTTCAAAATCAATAACTTCATCTTCACCATCTACATATTTTTCGGCATCTCGACTGGTCAAGGCGCGGGCATACCCTTCTAGATACTTTTGGAAATGTCTGCGGCGAATCTTGCGTAGCTGTATGTTAAGATAATTTAAGATAGCTTCAATTTCTTGTAGCTGGTTAAACCTATGCTCGGTGATTCCAGGCAGGGCTGTAATGTTCTTTTCCACTAACCCACCAATACGACAATCACGTTTGGCTTCCTCAAGCTCTCGTTCATAATGGGCAATAAAGTCCGGAATGTTTCCTAAATCGGTTGTTACTTTACTGTACCACATTAATAATCCTCATCTTCTCCGTCATTATCATTAAATTCTTCTTCGTCGTCCTCGTCTTCTTCGGCGTGGTCTTTGAGATAACTAGCTAGTGCCTTTTTAATATCACTTTCACTTTTAAATACAGATTTAATTTCGTCTGCAGCAACATCATTATCAATCAACACTGCAACCAGTGTTTCTGCAGCCTCGTCACGGTCAACTGTGTTAATGTGACGACGCAACTCACTCCAAATTTCCTTGGCTAATTCTACTGACATTGTTATTCCTCCGTTTGGGTTTCTTCAGTACTTATTGTTTCTTTCTGATTTGCAAAATCAGCCATGACTTTATCCAAGCAACCATCTTCGTTGCTTTCCCACGCTTTACGGAACTGTTTAATAATTTCTCCGTCGCTTGTTACAAACATTAGACGATTGCCATCTTTCTTAAGTAGGCCTTTTTTCTCTGCTAGGTCAGTTAATCCTGAATACGGATTCATGCCGGTTTCATAAGGAATCTTAACCTGCATGCCTTCAAACGGTTTAGCATACCGGGTTTTCATTACTTTACAACCGGCACGGATACCCATTACATCGGAGATCTTGTTGCCATCTTCATCTTCTTTCAGTTTCATTTTTTTCATAGCTACCACAATACTAGACGCATAGATAAACCCTTGACCACCGCTAATTTTGTCATCTGGATCGAACATATCTTGCGAAGCGTATGTGTGATTAGTTGCTACTAATCCTACATTGTAACTACCGAACATGTTGACTGAATTGCGAACCAATGATGTAAGTGCCTTGGGTTTACGACCCATGTCGCCCTTCATGTCGCCGGCTTCAAATTGGTTTACATCTGTGGGTGTCAATAACATACCCAAAGAGTCAATAACCCATAGCACTTTCATACGTTCACCATCTGGTAGAGCTTTGTAGTCTGTCATAAATGTACTAATGGCTTTGGCTACATCGTCGATCATACTCATATTAAGTTTAAGTAATTTGCTATCGCTCGTATCTACTCCAAGATCATGTAACCACTTTTCATCAAGTGCATTTTCTGTATCCACTAGGATGACAAAGATGCCTTGATCTTGTGCGTTCTTAACAATGTTACCGGAACAGATATATGATTTGCCTGCACCAGATTCACCAGCAAACACAGTGACCTTGCCTAACGGAATACCTCGGTTAAAGTCACCCGAAATGAGATAGTTCAAGGCAAAGTTACCTGTACTAATCCAATCTGTCGGATCATTAAATCCAATACTAAGACCATCAATGCTCTTAGTGATATCCTTGCGGAACTTGCTTACGTCAAATGGTTTACCTGCCATGATCTTCTTTCTTATTAAAGTTGAATTGTTACCTTGTTGCCAGCTTTTGAATTGCGATATACTACTTTTCGATACTCAAATAAATTTTTACTTAAATTATCAATATTAGCAATAGGAATTTGTGCAGCAATTGGTTCTACACCTTGCTCCGTTACCCACTGTAAAAACTCTTTGCTATACAGAATTGTTTGCGGCTTTCTTAAATTAAGTTGAAACGAATATTCCAAAGTTTCATAGTTATAGTGATCTTTACATTTTAATTCATCATCAAAATATTCAAACTTATTATAATACTGCCTTCCAACATAAGTGTAACCAAACGAAAAATTTACAACGTCATTATTCGACGTCATAGTTTTTCTAAAAGGGTTGTCAAACACTTCCCACTTAGAATCAGAACTAAATTCTAAATTATCAAAAACAAACAGCTTTTCAAGTCTGTGTACCGACTTGTTAACTTCTTCGTAGGGGTATAAATACCCTAATTTTTCCATTGCCGGGGCCACTTTTATTTGTCTAATTTCATCTGGGTATAGTTCGTGTAATATATTTCCTATTTTTGCTACGTTATGATCTCCACTAACCCTCATCTTATCAATATCTACAGTGTCAAATTGAGAAAACACCCAATCGGCATGAGTTTTGTTTAAAAAATCTTGGTCTAGATAGTTATCTAAAGTTGTGTGCTGGTCAAAAGATTTACCAATTAACAAATACAATACCTCATTAGATTTTGAAATGGCCCAGTGTAGATCGGTTAAATGCTTGTCAACCAACATGGCCAATTTTTTATTGTTTGAAAATGCATTTTGTGAATTAACCGTTGCCGTATTGACAAAAAACTCAAACACATCTTCATTGGCAACCACTGTAAAAGGAATACAGTCGCCGGAATTTTCAAAAACTAAAGAGAATTTCATATTATGTAATTAGTTTAGTCCGAGTGTTACCACCCGGACTAGTTCAAGTTACTGTTTTTGTCTTGCGCGAATCATTGCCAAAATGTCTTCGGCTTTTTGCGTCGGAGGTTTAGCTTCGACTGACGTTGCCGCCACTGCTGGCTCTTCATCATCAAAGTCACTTACAGTAGCAGTCGGTGTTACTGTGGTTCCTGTTGAGGCAAATCCGCTGTCTGCTGGCATAGCTGGTGCTGCTTCAGGAGTTGCTGAACCTGCTGGAGCATTAACACCTGGTGGGCGGAAATACTGTCCCCACCGTTCAGCATCGTAGCTTTGACCATCGACACTTGCTTCAAACATCTCTTTG